ATATTTTTCATAATCAGAATCAGAACAATTTAATATTGCACTAGAATTTGCATCTCTAAAAAGTCCTAGGTTTCCTTCTACAGGCACTAACATAACTTTAAATACTTGCTATTACTCTAAAATCTCTAATTTTTGGCACAAATGATGAATTAGTACCAGACATTAGGATTTTAATTTGGAATCCATTAAATTGAGGCAAATTAGAAGCGGAAAATTCATAAGAATTGAAATTATCTTCTGCTGTAGAACTTGCAACTCTTCTATCAGGTCTTCCATTATTATTTGCGGGATTGATAACTTGTCCATTTAAATCCAAATTATCATACCCAGGGAATAGTTGCCAAAGTTGAGATTCGGTCGGAGAATCAGATCTAAAGATTCTATAACATACTCTAATATCACTACTAAAATGTTTAAAAGCATCAAAGAATACTTTTAAATTATCAGCAACTTTATCCAATATAACAATATTACTTAAATAAGTTGCTGCTGTGGGATCATCCGTCAAAGAATTTACTCTAGGATCTGTTGCATAATTTTCAATTTTGGAGTTAATTCTATTTGCGATAGTAATTAAGTTGACTCTATCTAAATCAATCATTGGTGAAACTTTTTCATCTTCAGTGTTCAATGTCAATTCCATAGTAAATGATTTTTTGCCGGGAAACTCTGACAAATAAGTTTCCTCATTAATCTGAGAACAAATAATTCTTGGAGAATCCATTTCGTTATTTGAGTTTAAAGTAACATCCATAAATCCTTGATCTAAAAATGATGTCAAATCACTATCTGGAGTTGATCCACTAAAAGTTCTTGCTTTTGCAGATACTGAAGTTAGTTGCGGTAATAAAATTTGGAAATTGGGTCTAATAACATTAAATGGTATATTTTGTGTTGCTTTTGGTCCTTTAGTCGATCCCATCAATGGAACTGTGTCATATGAGCCGCAAGATTTATCAGAATTAAAATAGAGAGAAGGATAACCCAAAGCATTTCCAGGTGTTCTATCGACACCACTACTAGTCATATCAACTTTTATATAATAATAATCCAAATCAGTTGGATATTTCACTAAATCTGTATCAGATAGACTGTGAGTTTTATTTATTCTTCTTAAAGAAACACCATTTAATTCATATTTAAAGACAGGAAACTCTAAGGAATAACTACCAGAAACGGTACTATCAATATTTCTAGTAATTCCTGTTAAACTATTAGTTGAAGTAATAATTCCAGTATATCTAATTACCTCATTATCAATTAAAATATAACCAGGATTTACAGAAGAAACAGTCACATTTTCAAAACTAGTAAATATTCCTACAGAACTTACTACAATATTACTTGTAGATGTTGAATTATAAGTGGCTTTTAAAGTTTCTGGTTTTTGGTCCGGCTCAATTCCGGAAAGAACTACTTTATCGACTAGTGAATACATACCATGATTATTATGACTTACTTTGAAGTGTATCCCATCTGTTAAATCATTTATGGAAACTATAGATGTTCCGGAAAGAAGTGTTGTTCCTCCAGATCCAACATAATATAAACTATCGAATGAATTTTGATTAGGAGTTCCCTGCACCCTATTAAGTAACAATGAATTAAAAGAGGATATTACTCCAACATTGTTAGGAATGGTTAGAATTAAATTGGTTCCAAGTCCATCAGTCTGACTATAATTAACTTCTAGCGAATCTCCATATGCATATCCAGTTCCACCAATAGAAACTGTGGCTGCAATAGCAACTCCATTTTGAACACTAAGATTTACTTTTCCACCAAAACCATTACCTGTAATTGAAATCAAATCAACATTAGAATAGGTTCTAAATGTAGATGTAAATCCTATACCAGCTGAAGTTACAGACAATGTACTTCCAATTCCAATTGATCCAACTACACTTTCCAAATTTGCTTTAAATGTAGTGTTATTGTTCTGTAGTATAGGACTTCCAGGTGCCAATCCAGTAACTTCTGATGAAGTCAAACTTTTACCCAATCCAATTAAAGTTGATTTGGAAATACAATCTAATGGATTTGCCCTTAGAGTTACAATTTGATTATTTCCAATATCCAGTTTTGGATTGTAAAATCTAACCGTAGAGGATCCAGTGACAAATTTTGCCCTATAAAGAGTTAATTTTAAATCTTCCAGTTGACTAGGATCCCATGTTGCTCCATTCTGAGATTTGAATAATGAACCTAATAGTGGTTGTTGAGATACAACAACTTTTTGAGACTCCGGTAAATTCAAAGTCGTTACATCTTCCTCGCCCATGCGAGAAATCCATACTGTATATTCATTTGATGCGGAAAGTAAAACTACACAATATGAATTTCCACTTTCAAGATAAACTGGAGATGGGAAAGTAAATGTAGTTGGAGTTTTGCCATCATTAGAAGTTTTTACCTTTTCTGGATCCAAAATTACTTCACCAAAAGGAATAATTGTAGTTGTTGGCAAACCAGTTTGCATGGTTCTAATTTGCATTGTGATAGGCAAATTATTAGTATCTTTAGATTTAAAGTAAACATCACATTTTGTTATGAATACTCCATTTTCATCAGGAACTTCGAAAGATTGTGCAAGAGGATCTACCCATCTCGTCTGAGTAACAGTCCTATTTGCAAATGCAGTTCCAGCTTGAAGTGTTGTCTGTTGACTACTTAAAGTTCTTTCCTCAGTTCTTTGAATTCTTTCAATATCTGCATTTCTAGTTCTCAAAGTAACTTCTTCAGTGTTATTTAATGTTCCAGAAGAAGAGAATTTTGTATCAGCACTACTATCAGTAGAACCAACAATCGTAGTATTAGTTGAACTACTAGTAAGTGTAAAAGTCTTTGTTCCTGTTTCAAATGATGGAGTTGATGGTAATGTAGAATTTGGAATGTATAATGAACCTATTAAAGTGCCGGCAGAATCGGTAATTAATCTAACTTCTTTAACTTTTGCAATTGCTTTAGATGTTTCTCCTTTTAATTGCATATTTTTAATAATATGACCATAAAATCCCGATGCAGATTGCAATTCCAAAGAGGCGGTGTCAACATTTAAAATACTAGAAGTAGTTGAATATGATGCAGGTATTGATTGTGTGGGTAAGTATGGATTTTCTACATAAATTTGATCGGGATCATTATATGGGCCATACTTATGATTCGGTTTTGCCAATCTAAATCTAATTGATGTAGTTCCAAGGGTTCCAGTTACAGTTTCCCCAATTGCAAAAGTACCACTTTGCATTTGTATTTCGATAAGTTTTGGAACAATATACTTGTTTACATCTACATTATCAAAAAATCCATATAATCTTGTTTTAGGTTTTAATCTTCTTGCTATAAATTCAATATTTCTGGATCGCATTACATGAATAACTTCCGTGGAAACTGTTCTTGTGCCCAAATTAACTGAATCAAATCTTTCGCCAACTTTATATTGAATTCCTTGTCTAGTTTGTTTTGTGGTAGTTAGAGTTGTTACATCAGTAAAAGTTGTATATTGATCTCTGTAATTAATTGTTGTTGTTATTGGAACTCCTCTGCCCCATTGGAAACCTCCCCTAGATTCACTTGAACCAGTTTGTTTTGTTCCCACATATATGCGACCCATATTCTGCCTGGATATTTCTTGAGTTCCAGTCCAAGTAGTTTCCCAAGCACCCCAATCAATTGGAGATAGTCCAACATTTGTATCAACTCCCAATTGTTGTATTGAACTAGTATAGTTGCCTTCTTGGTCTACGGTTCTTTTTGTCCCCCTAGTTTCAATCCATGTATCTGTTGCAGGATTTAGTTCTATAGCACCAATCCAATTAACGACATTGAATGGATTGACATTTTCAATTCTTGTGGCAAAAGTGTTTTTGAGAAAAACAACATCACTGTATTTAAGACAAACAAGATCTCCAACTTTTACTGTATTTGGATTTCCCAGATCTTTAACAAATCTCAAATCTGCATCAGGGTTTGATGAATTGGAAGCTCCCACTACTGCTTCAGATCCCAAAAGGAGATCTATAGAAGTTGTATAATGTTGAGGTCTAAGCAATCCTTCTTTTGTGTCTATACTACATTTATGTTGTGGGTCTCCCAAAGATCCAGAACTTACAGATTTAAAATTATCCACGAGAAATCCACATTTAAATCTGTCTAACTGTGTTTGTGAATCTCTTATTGTTAAATTTTTAGTTTCAGTCTCTAAAAGAGAAAGTGATGTATAATATTCGATATTTCTTATTCTATCTTCAAGTCTAGCAATATCTTGCATCCGATAACGTTTATGTGGAGATAGTTGCACAGTTGCATCACCAATATCATAGACATAAGGTTTCATAGTAACCGTAGCTACTTCTAAGGCATTATCAATTGCATTTGGAGCTATTGGAGCTAAAGAAGGAACTCCTTTTGAAATGAAAAATTCTCCATATCTGTTTAAGTATAATTTATCAATTCTGCCAAGGTAGTATGAATATGATAAAAATAAATTTTTATCTTTTGCAAAATTATAAGGTGTGGAATTTGTTGATGTAGACAAAATTCTAGAAGAATATTCAAATGGAGAATATGGAGTAACTGAACTATTGTAAGGAGAAACCCTAGGTCTAAGATCTATAACATCACTTGCTCTATAAAAACCTATAAAAGGCATCTCTCTCGAATACCTTTCTTTTTCATATGAACTGACAGTGACCAAATCTCCATCGTCAGTTGGATCTATGTAATAGTAATTATATACTATTTTTAAACTTTTCGAGGGTGAAGTAACTTCTGACTTCCTTCTTATAGAAGAAAAATCAGCTATTTCTAAAGTTTGACCAGGATCAAGATTAAAGTCAGATATAATATTCCGATCCCCCTCAATTAATGAACTTATTTCGGCTGTAATATTTGATTCATAAAATATAATTTTTTCACCCTGAATAAATGTATTTTCATTTGCATAGACAAATTCTATTTGATTTGTTCCATTTGTGGATACAAATAAAGCCATTGTGTTACTAGATTCACCATAAATTATTTCACCTTTGACTGCATTTAAAATATTTGCGTTTAAATTTATAAGTTCTAATTTTGGTAAATCAGCAGAATTTTCATCCGAAGATTCAAAAACTCCAGAAACAAACACAACATCAGGGACATTTAGACATATTCTGTTATCTTGCACTCGTGTGCCATAATATGGACTATATGCTAATCCATCATTTAAAGTGGTTCCACCTACACCTGATGATCGTGTATTGGATCCCTTGACCTCCAAAACTGCACATCTGTTATATATTTTTTTTCTTGTTTTTAATTTTCTTTTCCTCAAAGTAACTGTTAATGTTGCCGGTCCATTTTGACTTAAATTTACTAATGTTAGGGTTCTTCCAGAAGTAATTGTAAATTGACTTGGAGTTAATGTTTCTATAGTTCCATCATCAAATACTAAAGAATAATCCTCCTCATCAAATTGTTCCAAAGTAATATTAGTATCAGTTTCTAAAGTTGCAGTAAGTCCATTAGAAGATACTGTTACCGAATAAGATTTTCTGTAAACTATCTCCCCATTTGATATATCAACGGATGCAATATTAGAATTTTCTAATTCAGTAAATAAAAATGATTGTCTAGTATTTAAAAGTGTTGGAAATCCCCTCAACAAATCGGTTGATGTTATATTAGTTATGGGTAACCCACCACTATTAACTCCAACAATACTTATAGTTGGTTCAATTTTTATAGACTTTGTGGAAGTATTTACATCGGTTACTCTATTATAGGTAGGTAAAGTATCTCCAGATTTGGTATATACAAGTATGTCTCCAGTATTAATTCCTACCCCAAAAGTTGAAGTTGAAGCTACTACCGTGCTAATTCCACCAGAAGCAGCAGAAATACTAAATGTAGTTCCTTGTGGAGCAAGAGGAACTCCAGTGGACACTACAGTATCAGCAGTAAATGATGTTGTGGATCCAACATATCCAACAACTTGTTTTATATCAGCTAAACTATAATCCCTTACACTAACTATAGTTCTAGAAATATCTTGGCCATCAAGTTTTAGTTGTTCACCAACGGTAAAGTTGCCTGAAATTTGATACAATACCAATTGATTGCTATTTGTTACGCTCGATACGAGATACCCAGAAGCAGAACTATTTTTGCCCTCAATGAACGAAGGTGTGGATAAAGTTATATTAGCATTTAAATTTATATAGGTATATGTTTGAATGTCAAAAAATGATCCATCAAAAATTGTTGACGCATCTTGATATTCTTGATTTTTCAATTTAAAATCATATACTCTTGCAACTCCTATCGGTATGCCAGAATGAAGACCTGGAGTTGTTGTTCTGTTTGAATAAAGAGTAACTTGACTGCTTGCTCCAAATCCAACAGGAATAGTTCCATAAACATTATTAAGTTCTACTTGATTGCCTAAACTAAATGGAACTGTAATATCTTTTACGGTTTCTGTAGTTCTTGGTTTCTCCAAATCAGCGTTTACTGTTATTAAAGTTTCTACCTCATATCCTTTAACATAAGCCTTTCCTGGAGAAATTTGCAAAGTTAACAGATCATCGGAAGGTATATTGCCTTGTTTAGTTAACTGACCCGGGTTGTAAACACCATTATTTCCTATTTTATTGTTTAATGATTCTTTAGCAACTATAGTAAAAGGTTTTACATAGTAATCGCCAGATTCATCATTAGTCCTTCTTGCCAATTCATCAGTTATTAAATTAACAGTATTTTCTTTTTTAGAAACTTTTTGAATTATTCCATTTTCAATTCTTAATAACTCTATAAAATTTTCATCATTAAAATCATCTAGAGATTTTTTTATTAAAGTTGCTACAATTCTAAATCTATCTGCTCCGGGAGCAGCAAAATTAGAAAATCCTCTTGCATTATCAAATAAATCCGGATTTGATTGAGATGGTACGGCTATATCCTCAAAAACGGATAGTCCAACTCTATAAGAAGGTAGATTAGAATACTGATCTAATATTACTGTTTGTGGAAAGACATCTACAAAAAATCCTCTTATAAAATAAACACCTTGTTCTATTTTTATTGCAGATCCAGTTGATACAGATCCAGATATTATAGTAGTTGCAAATGAAGAATCTAACCTAATAACTCCGAAGCCATAGTCAATATTTTCCAATATAATAAGATTTTCACCGTCAACAAATTTACTCAATGTAAAATCTGTTTCACTTGAACTTTGATACTTAATGTACAAAGTATAATTGTCATTTTCAGATTCTTCACTAGTAATATAATTTTCAATAATTGCAAATACTCCGCTCGTTTCTCCCTTTATTTTTTTCCCAATTAAATTTTTTAAATAAGTGGATACTGGAATACCCAAATGAGTTGGATCGATTTGAACACAACTATACTCAGAATCATATGCGATATTTCCAGGAATTACTACCTGACCCTCTTTGAAAAAATGTTTACCAAATTTTTCAACTTGATTTTGTAATATGGACTGAAGCGTTGTTAATTCTCTTGCTTGAATTGGAGTTCCTGGTTTAAATAAAACTCTTTGATAATTTTTTGTTGGATCAAAATCATCAAAATATGGAGATGTATTTAGATTAGTATTTTGTGCCATTTCTATTAGAACTCCAATACAATTTTAATGTCTTCTTTTTGGTTAGCTGATCTAGGAATTGGTTGTCGATTATCTAAGTAAATAATATCTCCAGATTTTTTATTATATTCTGCAGAAGAAATACCAGATACAAATTCCTGCCCTAACTGATATATTCTATTATTTATTGTGGTAGTTACACCACTAAAGGAAGAATTAATACTTAAAGTTGGTCCAATAATTGAAGAACAATTAATTGTTAATCCATATCCAACATCTGGGTTGGAAGTGAATGGAATAATTTTAAATCCGGTTTCACTTGATGCCAGTCCCGTAGGTTGATAATATTTCAGAACTCCAGTTATGGAATCCCAAGAAGCGACAAATCCAATAGCAGTAGACCCCAATCCGACTGTTTGTGATATTACTGAATCGACAGCATATGTTGTATTAGTAGTAACACCCGATAATTTTAAAGCGTTTAATCCGCTTACTAAGGATGTATTTAAAATTTGGTTATTACTACCAACTATTGTAGGATTCCTTAAAATTCCCACTCTAGCAAAATCATTACCTAAAATAATATCTGGATTACTTTCTAGAGTTTCATATCGAGAATATAAAAGAACTCTATATGCACCCAGTTCCCTATAAATATCATATCCGTGGCCGCCTTTTGGTGGAATGACAACATTAAAAGAAGCTATAGAAGTTGTTCCTATGCCAGTATTACTAAGTTGACGTAGTGGGCCAGTGACTTCAGAACCTGGAGCTCCAGGATAAAACTGAATGGTTCCATATGTATAACCTTTGCCACCATCAGTAACAAAAACTTCAGAGACTTTACCAAAAGAATCGATAGTTATTGTTGCCTTCCCCCCAGTTCCATCTCCCAATATTGGTACATTAGAAAAAGATGTGGATATAGGTTGATAATTAGTACCTCTACTATTAATTAGAACGACTTCAATTTTACCATCAACCGCATTATTTTTCGTAGAAATTGATTCTCCAGAATTTCCCCAATCTTCTGGTACTGGAATAAATTCTATAGAATCAAATTTTACTATTTCGGAGGGTTTAATAGTATACAAGTATTTCCAAATATATCCATCACCACTAGCTCCTGCAGCTCTAGGTTCCAAGTCAATAAAGGTAGGTTGATCAAAAGAAGGTCTTCCTTTTGGATTTTCCGGATCGGTTCCATTTTGTAAACAAACATAAACTCGCAAGTCTTCATTTATTACATAATAATTTGCCTCATATAGTCCAGTTTGTGCAGTAACAGGAGTTACATTAAATACATTATAATCATGTCTGTACATTTCATAAGTATTTCCTGCAACCCAATTAGTTTTTCTAATAAGTCTTCTAACATCTTGTGATGTTATTTGTTTTAATGATATGATACTCTCTTTAACTTGATACTCTTCTTTAAATCCATCCAATGGGGAAGGTGTATTGGTAATCCAGGTTGGCGCTCCACCAGCAGCAATACTAGTACTATTAGGTAATCCTATAAAAGTATAATATTTGTTTGAAGTATCACCAACTCCAGAAACACTTTTTACAAAGTTTTCTGCGTTTACAATTCTAAATTGATCTGATATTATGGCGGGCATTTTAAAACGTACTTTTTTTTATTTAGTTACATTTTACTTACTTATTACACTTCTTGTTCTTATAATTTTGGGAGATGATGTTATTCCAACAATTCCATTATCATTGAATACTTCAAAAGTTTTAGGATTACCCAAAATTCTATTTTGATAGTCATAAATTTTAGCCCAACTGTATCTACCATAATAATCATTTGTTCCAATACCAGTATTATTTGAACCCCTCTTATAGACTTTCACATAGTTATCTGTCATAGGAGCAAAATGACAAGTGACGGTTACAATCCCCAAAGATGGAGAAGTAACATTTTCAACAATATAAACACCGTCTAAGAAAGATTTAGCTGTTCCAACTTTTGAATTGGGATAATTACTCATGCCACCTAAGAAAGTTGTTATTCCAATCAAATCGCCACCAATTTCTACATTACTATCTGTAATTACAAAATAGTCACCCTTTGACAATTGACTATTTGTAATTCCGTAAATATTCAAAGAAGAGTATCCAACTCCAAGAGTACTATTATCATATTGTTCAGATTTTAAAGTAAAATCTATTTTCGGAGAGGTTGTTCCTATACCAGGTGTTCCAGAAATATATGTAGTAACTCCAATAATTATTCCATGGTCACCAACAACTTTAAATGATTTAACCACTTCAGTATTATAAGTATCCAATTCAACTATTACTGGTGGTGGATTATTAACATCATATCCAAATCCAGGGTTTATAATCTGTATTGAAGTAACAACTCCTGAAGTTACACTGGAAACTGCCGTGGCTCTATTGTAAACTGGTTCTGCGTATATTGATGTGCCCCCAGATCCAATAGCAACATATCTACCATCAGAACCCAAATTATCAACAAAAATTAAATCATTAATAAACTTGGATTGTAATGTAGATCTATAAACCCAGTTACTTAGATCAAATGAGTAGAAAACTTCACCTATAGATGTGACTATTACATAAAAACCATAGTTATAGTAGATATTTGTTATATTTTCAATTCCAAGATTATTAGGAACAAGTTGATATGAACTTCCGCCAACTGATTCTATAATGATTCCATAGTCGCCAACTATTACAAACTTACCATCTGAATAAATTACTTTATTTAAGTTACTACTTACTGGAGAATTTTCAGATTCCCAAATAGTACCATTATTTGATTTACGAATAACACCATCATCACCAACTGCCACAAAATATTCAGTACCAAAAACAACACTATTTAAAGTTGATAATGTTTCTGAATATCTATTAACAAATGAATCGGTAGCAACTCCTGTTCCTACAAAAATTGATCCAGCAACTCCAACAGTTACCCAAGTATCTGTTACACTCGAATAAGTTATATCATTAAATGTTCCAGTATAGCCACTACCTACTCTACCTATAGCACCAAATCCAGGAATTGAAACATCTTCCAATAGAGGTATTTGTTCCCAACTGGATAATACATTTCCATAATCTGTTGCTTTTATAATTTGACCAGAACTTCCTGCAGAAAGTAAGAAATTGCTTACTCCAACTCCAACTACTTCTATTGAATTAAAATTGGAAGATTGTCCAAAACCAACTGTTGATATTTCCCACTCTATTCCGTCATAACTAGTAGCAAATAATGAACTATTTCCAACAGATACGAATCTATCCTTATATTTTATGGATTTTAAATCATATGTAGTGGTCAATCCAACTCCTCCTCCAGACCAATTGAAAATAGGGTCTTTTTTGGAAATAGCGGTTTCAGAAATAAGGACTTTTGGAGATTGTGTATTTGCAAATCCAACCCCAGAATTTAATATGTTAATGGAAGAAATAGTTGAAGATGTAGAAACTACTGATTCAACCAAACAACTGTCGATTGTTCTATTCTCCAATATCAAAATATCCCTAATATCTTCAGAAAGAGAATCTACATCAGAAAATAGTGGATATGCGTTATCTACATAAATTACATCATCGTCCGATTCAATTTTTTTAATTACAGTAGCATTCGGTCTCAAGGAACTTTGTAAACTTGGCCTAGATTTAGAATAAAGTGTTCCACTAATAACTGTATCTTGAAGTTGTTTTTCCCAAGTAAGAGGTCTGATTTTTAATGGATCAGTAATAATTCCAACAGAATAATAATTAAATGTTTCTAATTGATCCGAAGAAGTTATTTTTTTAACAACTCTATCAAATTGTGTAATATCAAAAGGATCTTGTGGGTTTTCTTGAATTATTACACGATCACCAGGTTTAATTGTCTTTGGTGGATCAACCAACTCAACATCAATAGAAGAACCTCTGTAATATAATATTACACATTTTGAATTGGGCTTTGGTGGTTCAGTGAAAATTACTCTACTTCCCAAAAATGTATATGATACTTGGGGAATTTGTAAAACATCATTTATGTAAATGAAAATATTATTGGTTATATCCAAGTCCGTTCCGTCTGGAACTCTTAATCCCAAAACTTGTCTTACTCCATTTATAGTTGTTGAAAGTGTAAACTTTCTTCGGAAACCATTAAAGAATTGAGAAATATCGTCAAATTGTATAAATTGTCCGGGATAAAATCCAGAAAAACTATCTTTTTCCACTTCTTCAACAGTTAAAACAAATGGTTCAAACTGTTTAAAATTAACTACGCCATCTTGTGTATAATAATGTGGAATTATGGAGATTGAACCGGCTAATATCGTAAATGTATCACTTGATCCTATAGAAGTAACTCTAAAATCAGAGGCTCCATCTGTACTATCATCCGTATATCTTAAAACTCTTTGTGCTGTTGGAACTTTCTTTGTATATCCACCGCCAGTATAATAATGAACAATAGTGGAAATTCCAGCAAAAAATTCAAATTCTGTAGAACTATTAACAGAGGTAACCGTAAAGGTATATCCATATTCAGAAGTTCCATCTGGGAAGATAGTTGTGGTTAGACCCGTATATGCAGAATTGCAAGTAAATGCCAATCCCGAAAGAGTTACTTTGTCACCAACCGCAAACTCATGATTGGATACGGTTGTAACTGTGGATAATCCAGTTGATTCGTAATATGCAAAGGTACTAATTCCTATTTCAGGCCAACCCTCAAATATATGGGGAATAGTCGAAATTCCTGCATTCATTGTAAATGTATTGAGTCCTACCGTACTAAGGACTGGGAAAACTCTACCGTAAGAAGAAGTTCCATCTGGGAAGATTGTAGTTGTAACTCCAGCATGTTCTACAGAACATGAGAAAGGCAGGTTGAATAAAAATACTTCATCACTAGTTTTATTCGAGTCCACATCAGTTCTTAAAAGTCCATGTGATGAATATGTAACAACTGTGCAAATTCCGGTTGTATTATCATATGAAAATGTTTGAATACCCACTTCATCATATCCACAAGTAAATGCTATACCAGTTAAACTTACATAATCATTTTCATTAATGTTGTGAGCAGAAGTTGTAGTTATTGTGGTTATTCCAGTTATATTATCATATTGTACATTAGAAATATTTAAAGAATCATATCTAAATGTTGTATTAGTTGGTATACCAATTGGCGTAAGTATATCTCCAACTTTATATCCTATTCCAGGTTGATCAAATTTGTATGATGTAATACTGGACAACATGCCAACCTCTACAGTAAGTTTGGCATTTTGACCAACTCCGGATGTGCCGCCAGTATATCCTAAACTCAAATTACTATAACCAGTTGGTATTCCGATAACAACTTCCGGAAGTGATGATGTTGTGTACCCACTTCCAGGATTAACAATTGTAAACCCGGTAATTGTACCAGCTACACTAACTGTTGCAACAATGCTTGCGCCAGTACCGACAGTAGATGCAATACTTACTGCAGGGGCAGATCTATATCCAGATCCCCCACCAGTAACAACAATATTACTAATTGTTCCCGCAACAGAAACAACCGCTGTAGCTGCAGTTCCAATTCTTGGCAAGTATCCATAACTACTTGAGATGGAAATCTTTGATATTTTACCAGAACTTGGAGTACCAGATAAAAATCTAAGTACATTTGTGCCAGAACCATCAACTATATAATCTGATGTTGGGTTTTGGAAAACATTATTAATTAATATAATTGGATTATTATTAATTGATGTAGAACTGTTTACATTATTAAAAATTGTATCTGTAGTTTGACCATCAGTTTTTATTGTAAACTCAGTTGCAGCAATACCAGTAAAAGATAGTGAAATATCATCAAATAATATATTTTTATCTTGAGGAACACTGGGGTCAAATCTTCTACTAAAAACTCTACCACCAAATATAGATCCAGTTTTAAATCCAACAGGACCAACTTTTCCATATGGAGCAGTATCAAAATAAATTGTATCTCCAACAACATTAAAATCTCCATTTAAAACTGTAGCAGATGCTCCAACAGTATGTGAAGTCGATACTGTACCAAAATATCCTCTAATTACTTCTATTTGATTTTCAGATGTTATTCCTATATTTTTAATAGAAACAAGTTCACTGTCAATATTAATAATATCCTGAACTGATAGTGAAGAAATTCCAGAAGAAATGTCCAATATTGTTGTCGAAGCAGAAGAAACGCTAGAAGCAAGAGAAACATTCAATGACTTTCTAGTTATTGCTTTCTGTATTATGCCGTCTATACTAATAATTAAACTAGAATTAGGATTTTTATATGAAAGAGAGTGTGTTGCGGTTCCAGAATCGACAATATTTAAAAAGACGCTTGTTGATAGTCCAGATAATTTAAATTCATTATCATTTAACTTATATACAAATACAGAAATTGGTAAAACTTTAGTTCCAAGTTCTGATGGAATAAATGATAGATCATCTTTTATATTGGAACCTCCAATATAAGTTCCTCCTATAGAAATAATAGAATTAGAATCATATCCAGATCCACCATTTAAAACTTTTACATATTCAATAGCTCCATTAGAATCTCTGGAAATATCAAAAGTAGCTCCAGATAAATCTGAAGAAGGAACTGACAAATAACTCTGGTTTGCTTCAGTTTGTATTACAGTTGGTCCTGTTTGAGAAACAACAAAAGTTAAATCATTGGTAGGACTAGTGCCTCCAAAATATGTTCCCGATATGGATACCTGTTCTCCAACATAATATCCACTACCTCCATAAGTCAATACTACTGAAGTAGAAAGTGGAATTCCACCCCCACTATATGAAATGAAGACATTAAAAGTAGCATCAGTACCTAGACCCGTGGTGTTTAGTCCTATTACCTGAGTATAATTAAAAGAGCCCGTAGGTCCAGTTGGAACAGTTCCAGAAACACTTGTAGTTATAGCAACATTATATCCATTTTCAAAAATTGCGGTTCCATTAAATTCATCAACCCCTAATAAAACATCGACTTCGCCAGTTACATATGATGTTGTAGCAATTCCTATAGGAGTGCCACCATAATATGAATATATTAACTCTTGTCCGGATTGAAAATTGTGATTAGTAATTTTAAATATATCGTTTAAAACATCAATATCAGAATTAGAAAATATATGTTTAAATAAAGAAGTTCCTTTATTTTTTAACTTAAAAGTGGTCAATCCAACTGTGGATCCACCCCTTGTTAAAGATGGATATGTTATAGTTGGTGCAAAATCAGTTCCCAATCCAATAATTGTTGTTATAATTCCAACATAATTACCAATTGCAGATCTAACATCAGCACAATCTGATGTTCCGTAATTCTCGGTTGGAATACTAGACAAACTACTACTACCAATAGCAACAGTTAAAATTCCAACTAAAGTATCTACATTAGTCTGAACATCAATACAAGAAGAAGGATCTGTGTTAAATCCAGTTAAAGGATCTGCAGTAATTGTCAAATCTTTTACATTTAATTGATTTGTTATAGATTTTTTAATGTAATTTTTTGCACTCTCAAAAGCATAAATTGATTCAGATTCTTCTCCCAAAAGACCAGTTGTTAGAGCAACTCCAGAACCAGTAAAATATTTTTTAGTAGAATATATTATGTGTTGATTTGTCCCATAGGCCAAATCTTGAGCAATAGAATCTACAATATACCCTAAATCACGATAACATTTATTTCCTCCAGTAGTATAACTACCAACATTGACTGCAGGTAAAATAGAAGTACTTCCAATAGAAACAACAGAAGTAATAATTCCAACCAAAGTTGTTATGTTCAATTGAATATCATTACAAGCATCTGTTGAAGTTATTCCAACTGTTGTCCCAATACCATAAGTTGGTGGTCCAGCCGTAATAGTCAAATCTTGTATTGTTAGACCATTTCTAACGGCAGATCTCATTAAATCTCTAGCTTGACAAAAAGCAAAAATTGATTCCGATTCTTCCCCAACCAATCCATTTGAAATTGGACTTCCATTATTAAAATATTGAAGAGTAAATTCCCTAGAATACTTATTTCCTCCAGTGAATATATCTGTAGAAACTGCGTCTACAAAATATCCCAAATCTCTCTTACATTTTGAAATTGTGGTAGAAATTCCAGGATATACTGAAAGAGTATTTGTCCATGCAGTATCAATAATTTCATCTTTGTTCTGTTGAATTAATCTATATCCATCATAATATCTAGATCTTGGATTAGTTTGTGCATCTCCAGGGAAATAAAAATCTGGAAATCCAATAGAAATAGAGGCTAAAGATTTATCTAATATTTCTTTTTTATTTGCAATAATTAAATTTCTAGAATCTTTATACCTATTA